CCAGTGATAGAGGAATTATTATAATTGTGATTATAATTCACGATTATATACAATTTGACTTTTAATAAAATATTTGCAATTATTTTCAAAACAAATAAAAAAATAACTTGACAAATATAAAAAACCCTTATAGTTAATCAAACATAATCAATGATTTATTGTTATATGACATTAAAACAAGTAATGACAAATATAAGAAAAATGAGAGATTTAACTGCAACTGCTATGGCAATAATGTTAGGAATTACCCCTAGTTATTTAAGCCAAATAGAAAACAAAGGAAACATTCCTTCGTGGTTTATAGAAAGGATGACATCTATTTTTAAATTAAGACAAGAAGAAATTTTAAAATTGCAATCTGCATTACAAGAAGCTTATAAATCTGCTTACGATAATGAAAGCTTAAAGAGAAGAATTAAAAAATTAATTCAAGAATGTATTGCTAAATTATATGCCTTTATAAGTGATTGGATTAGTGGTGATTTGCAAGCAAGTCGTCAAACTTATGAAGAAATACAAAATATATTAAATGAAATAAAAAAATATGTAGAACAAAAAGAAACACCTTTGTTAGTTTAAAGAATTCTAGGTAGAAATACCAAAGAATAGGTAGTCTGATTTGCCTCTTGACTACCTACAAAATTTAAGAAAGCCTTTTGAAAGTGCTTTAAATAAATTGTCTGCCCAGACAATTTATTTATAATGCATAAATTCTCAAAAGTCAATCAAAAAAAGTAGTAAATCAAAAATGGGGCAACAATTAACCATTAATTTTTTTATGAAAATTGATACAACAAAACCAGCAAAGAAGCCTATTAGGTGGATTTGCAGAGCTTCTCGCGTTAACCCTAAAACAGGATTAAAAGAGTATGCTCGTGATTATGGTTTAAGAGGATTTCCAATTCCTGTCTATGAGTAAGAAATATGTTAGGCGACTATTTAACCCCTAGCATATTATTTAAAATCTCATCAAATATCACTTCACTTTTAAAAGCCCTGCGGTTAAATCTAAATTGAAATTCATTGATGTAATCTTGTAAATACTTCTTGCTAATATGATGAAAGTTTCCTCTTATACCTCTTTTTAAAAGCGACCAAAAAGTCTCTACTCCGTTTGTGTGAACTTTGTTTTTACTTACGAATTCTACTGCGTGTTTTACCTTTTTATGGTTATAACCTAACTTTAAACCATCATAATTAAAAGCACTATCACTATGTATTGTTGACCCTAATTTAACCTTTCCCATTACTATTTCAAGAATGGTGCTTGCTTTTAAATCATTAACTTTAAAAGCATTAATCTTACCATTATTAGACATTGCAAAAACAGGGGTATTATTTAATTTCTTTTTACTTCCTCCGTCTCTTTTATCGTCATCATCTTTTTTTGTTTTTATATAAGTGTCATCTATTTGAGTAAGTCCGCATAGTAAGTCCGCATTTTCTTCCTTCATAGCAAGCCTTATTTTGCGAGAAATAGACCAAGCAGTTTTATATGTTGTGTCAATATCTCTTGATAATTGCAAAGCAGATATTCCTTTTTTAGCATTAGAAAATAAAGCAATAGCTAAAAACCATTTTTGAAGTGGTAAATTTGTGTCTTCAAATATAGTGCCTACTAAAACACTAAAAGATTTATAACAAGATTGACATTGATGTCTTTTTAAATGTTTAGATGTTTTACTACTTCCACAATAAGTGCAAATAGCTTTTTCACCTTTCCATCTTTTTAATTCTAAATGTTTAATGCAAGCCTCTTGATTTGGAAACTTCTTAAATATTTCAATTAAATTCATATAGTTTTTATTACTTATACTATATTATAATTGATGTTTAATAAAATGTCAAGTCAAATTGTATATAATCGTGTTATAATTTCATTTTTTTTCTTGACAAATTAAAAAAATCATATAAAGTAAAATTATAAATATATAACTTTGATATAATGGCAACTACCTTTATAGAAAAAAACGAGAATTTACCTGTTGCGAGAAAATATATTTTTAAGGTATTGGAAGCTGGGGAAAAATATTACAATCCAGCAGAAAGTAGTAAAGGCACTATTGTATTAACGGAGGAAATGATGATGGACTTGACAAATGATTTAATTGGAAAGTCTATTATTATAGGTCATGTAAAAATCAAAGATAGCAATATAGACGATAATGCAAATATTGTTGTAGGCAGAATAATAAGAGCCTTTCAAAACACCGAAGGTTTTACAACTGCAGATGGAACTTTTTACGAACCTGACAATGCTTCATATGTAGAAGGCTATATTGACAAACAAACAGGTGTTGACTATATAGAAAAAGGATACCGCCCTTCTATTTTTTACACAATCACGGAAGAACAAGTTTCTAAAAATAAAACATTAGTAAAGGCAGGCGAATCAAATCATTTAGGATTAGTGGAGAACCCTAAATATGATACTGCTATTTACACACACGATTTAATAACCAATCAAAGAATGAATATGAGTAATAATGCAACTACAATAGCAAACGGCACTATGCCCATGCCTTCTCAAGTTGAAAATAACGAGATGGAGATGGAAAAAGAAGAAGATACCGACTTCAAAGATACTTACTACAAGGACGGAGAAGAGGAATTCTCACTTGAAGAAATGTGGAACTCTATTGGAGAAGAAATGGAAAAGCAAGCCTCCAAAAAATATTACGATAAAGATACTTTTGTTAAAAATGGAAAAACATATAACATTAAAAATATGTGTGATATGTATAAATCTAAAAAACAAGTTAAAAACGAGGTTAGCATAGAAGAAAAGAGTGAAGATAGTGTTTTTAATTCTAGCAAAGAGGCGGAAAAACCTGAAGAAAAAAGCGAAGATATAAAAAAAGAAAATGAAGTTGCTAACTCAAGACAAGACCAAACTCTAGATTTATCACAGGCTGGAAATACCAACTTGACAGATAAAATAAAGAGCCTTTTTTCTCCCACAAAAACAATGATATTGGAAGTGGGTGGAAGCTTAACATATAACAAAAAACAATCAAACAATAAATAATATTATGGCAATCACATCAACCGCACAAGTCTTTTATGGAAAAAAGAAAGGGGCTTTTTTAAATGGCAACATTAGAGCTAGAGAAGAAAGAACCGCTTATTTTGAGCCTACTTTAACCGAACCACTAAATTTTGACTATGGCATTCCTATAATAGAAACAACGGCAATAAGTAAGTTTAATGCTACAAAACCAGTAGTTATTAAAGCAACCGCAACATCCACTAAAGCAGAGATTTTAGGATTTACAAAAATTATTGATAGAGACCCTTCTCTATTTTTTAAAAAAAGCGACCCTATTACTATTTTCAAACCTGCCGAAAATGACACATTTTTTGTAGAAATAGAAATAGGAGAAACAATTGTTGCAGGCGATAAATTAGAATTTGTTCCAGCAAATAATACTTACAAAAAAACCGCAGGGGGTGGAATTGTAAAGGCAGTTGAAAATGGTGCGGGGGGAGACCTTGTTGCCGTTCAAGTAATTAAATAATCAATAATAAAATATATGACACAAAGTTTAAATTCAATATTTAACACTACTTCACGGGAGTTAAGCTCATACACTTATGAGCCTTTAGCTGTAAATGACATAGATAAAGTAGCAGATGTTATTCAAATGGCTAAAAAAGGTAAAATAAATGCCATTGTATCAGAGTTAGGGGTAGTAAAGGGAAAAAATGAAATAATAACTACAAACACTTTAGAAAAGAACGATATTAGCAACTCAAGGTTTGGAGAGAGTGGTTATCAAGTTTTAATAGATACTTTAACAGCTTATAATCAAGAAGTAATAGAGCAAGAAATTCTAAAAGAAACCGACCAACTTGTGAATGCCGTGGAAACTACAGTAGGCTTTGCTCCATTTGCAGAAACTTATAAACACAGAATTGGTGGAAAAGTTGCAGGCTTGCCATCTCAACATAGAATGGCTATTAACCACAACGGAGAAATTAGAAAAACGGAAAGACAAATAACGACTTTTGAATCTAAAAGAGAAATGTTTGGTTATTTAACTTCTTACCACAAATTGGTAGAGATGCAACAAGAGGCTTTACAATTAAGAGGACTTGAATATAGCAGAACACTTAGAGATTTAGGTGAAGTAATAGCAACACATCAAAACATCATTAGAGCTTTTGGTCACGAAGTTTCCGCAGGAACGTTTGAGGGCGGATTGTTTAATTTCAAAAAAAACAATGAAAGTAATTCTCCTAATATAAGTGCCATTTCCAAGCCTATGTCTCAAATGACTGAGGCAGAATTGGAAACCGCAATTGAGAATATGCTTAAAGCTTATTACACACAACAAAAAAATATAGAACATCCTGATACTTTAGTTTTACCTGACTTTGATACAGGAGAAGCTAACTACAAAAGGGTTGAAAATTTATATTCAATTGCATTCTTCAACGAACTTATTGAAAAAAAAATAAGAGCAAGAACTAACGGCAAACCTGTAAATATAATTTACAGCAAATATGCGGATAAAGTAGTAAATGCTCAGTTTGGAATTAACGGAGGGCAAGGAAGAACTTTTTATATGTTAATGAATAAAGAAAAATCAAAAGCTTTCTTTGACCTACCTATTCCTTTTACGGTGGTAACTCAGCCGCAAGAAATTGGATTAGAAGTGCAATCAATTGGAATTAGTCAAGTTGGAAATGTTATCGTTCCTCTGCCTGAATTTGCAATCGTATTTAACCCAACAAATGAATAAAATTATGTCAACAACTTATTACAATGCGGGACAGGGCTTTATTTATAAAGGTCTTGCAATCCCTACTAACAAATCTTTTACTATTTCCACAAAGGAGGAAGAAAAATTGTTGACGGAAGTTTTAGCTACCAATTGGGGTAAGGATATAACTCTAGTATCTAGTGGTGCAAAAATTGAAATTAAAGATGGAGGAATTTTAACCGCAAAAATTCAAGAATTAGAAAAAGAAATATCAAATCTTAAAGTTGAAAACTCTAAACTGCAAGATGAGTTAGCTAAGATGACAAATGAAAATTTGGAATTAAAAAAAATTAAAGCTAAATCTGGTAAAGCAGGGGCGGAGGAAGCAAACTAATAAAACAAATATGGAAGAGTTTTTGAATAGCATTACGATAAATGATTTTAAAGAAGAGTTTAAAACTGCTTTCAAATACCTTCCTGTTTGGGAACTAGATATTTATTACTTTCCGCAAGATAAAGTCTATTATCTAAACACAAAAAGATTTTATGAAGCTATTTTAGAAAATGAAAATATCCCACCTACCGATATTACTAAATGGAAAGTAGTTCAAGATAACATACTTCTTTATGTGAGCGATAACACTATAGAGCAGGCTCTTGATAAGGCAAAAAACAAACTTAAAACCAATGCTTGCTTTTCTAAACTTATCAACAATCAAAGAAAGGAGGTTTTACTACAATTAACCGCTCATTATGTTTATGAAAATGTCTCAGGCGATTTAACTGGAAACTCTGGAGGCTTAATTGAAACCTCAACAAGTGTAGGTAATGTCTCACAAAGCTTTACCGCCCCTAAATGGATTTTAGAAAGCAAAACTTACTCACTATACTCGCACACTCCCTTTGGTGTTAGATATGCCACTTTAATGTCAACATTATGCGGATTACAGATTGGTGTATTTAAGACAAACCAAAGATGTTAATCTATGGCAGTCAAGGGAGTTTTTAAAATTAAAAAAAACGACTTTACTGGCTTAAACAAATTAGCTTTATATTCTCAAAATGCAAAAAATTACAAAGCTCAAGTAGGTATTTTAGGAAACACAACAAGAAGGGTGGAAGGAGAGCTAACCAATGCGGAAATTGCCTTAATACACGAGGAGGGAGTAATTTCTAAGAACATCCCTAAGAGGTCAATTTTTAATAGCTTAAATATCAAAATAGATGAGCTTAAAAGCGGAATAGATAAAATTGCAAAAGAAACAATTGCTAAACAAGAGCCTGCATTTAATGCTTATTTTAAAATTGCCTTACTAGGGCTTAAGATTTTGAAAGGTGCTTTTGATACCGAAGGTTATGGCACTTGGCTTCCAAATAAACCTGCAACAATAAAAAAGAAATTAGCAAAGGTTAATCCTAAAAAAAGAGCAGAAGCTCAGGCGATTACCATGGTTGAAACAGGAGCATTGGAAAATTCTTTAACTTTTAGAGTAGTAAAAAAAAGAATAAACCCTAAAACAAAGCAAATAGAATGGACTAATAATTTTAAAAAAATTGATTGATATATGTCTTTACCGAATGTAAGCAATGCTTTAAAAAAATGGAAGCAAGATATAGTTTTAATTGAAGTGAATAAAACACAAAATGAAAATTTAACAAATACTATTGCCACTAAAGAAACCCCCTTTAAAGCAGTAGTGCAACCTCTAAATGAATATGATATAAATTTTAAACCTGCAGAAATGCGAGGGCTTGAATGGATTATGGTGCATATTGAAGCTAACAGCCCTGTTATACTTAAATTAAATGATAGAATAAGGTGGGGCTTTAAAGAGTTTTCCATTAAAAAACTAAAAAATTACACAAACTCCTTTTTACAAACAAACAAAAGTGTTTATCGTAGCCAACAAACATATGGTTATATTGAATACCACGCTTGTGAAATTAATGTAAAAAACAACCTTAATTATACTATAAATGACTAATATTAATCCTCTTACTATTGCTGGCATTTTAGGTAATGCTTTAAAAAGTGCAATTCAAACTAAATTTCCGCCCCCATTGTCCGTTGATGTAATTTTGAAACCAAGCAAGGTTATGCAGGAAAACACAACAGATTTGCAAATTTTAATTGAGCTTGAAAATGGTCGTGATATTGGTGTTTTTAACACAACAAACTTTGCAGATTTACCCAACGAGCAAATCGTAAAAATCAAGGAAGAAACATATTCAATTAAATTAATTGCTTTCACAGACGATAACAACAACAATTTAGCTTTTTCTTGTGCGGATTGGCTAACTAGTATTTTTAAAACTCAAAAAGGGAAACTTTTATTTCAAAAAAACAATATAAGAGTTGCCTACTATAGTGATATATTTCCTGTTGCTACTGCCCTTGATTATGAAAATTTAGAAATACTCAAATTCACAATTAAAGTTACTAGATTTTCAAAATTCAATACCAGTGCGGATTATTACGATACTTTTGGAATTCCGCAAGGCTATTTTGATAAATAAAAAATCTTGACAATTAATAAACTTAAATATAATAATTATTTATATTTAACTTTGATTAGCAAGCATATGGCTGAAACCGAATTTGTCAAAACAAATGTAATTGTTATTGACCCTGTTGTTAAATTATTTAATGTAAATAACATCGCACTTTTTACAACAGACCCTTTAATCAAGGGAGTTAATTCTTTTGAAGTCTGCAATTCATTAAGAAGTGTTGCGGAGTTTTTTGGAACTAATACCAATACTTACAAAATGGCGACCGCAATGTTTAGTCAAGTAAGAAAATTCATTGACGGAGACGGAAGTTTGTATATTATTCCTTTTAACGGAGTTAGTGCGACTTCTAGCACTATAACAACTGATGATTTAACTGACAATGTAACCTCTCTAAAATCTGTTAGTGATGGTAAAGTTAAATTTACTATTGATGGCACGGCTTACGATGTAAATAAGCTTAACTTTAGCAATATAACTAATCTTAAAGATGTTGCTAGCGTTATACAATCTAAAATTAGTGAAAGTATTTTAAAAATTGAAGTAATTGAAAATAACACAAAATTAAAATTCTCAAGTTTAAAAGTAGGTTTAAATTCAACACTAGAAATTGAAGCCAGCTCTTTAACAGGAACGGATTTATTAGACACGACTTATTTAGATAGTGCAACTTTTGTTGAGACTGCTGGAGCAAATGCAAGCGGTGAAACCTTAAAATCTGCTTGTGAAAGAATTTTAGCGATGCCAGAAGGGGAGCGACCTAGCTTTGAAAGTTTAATTACAACTTTAAGATTTGAATTAGATTATACGGAAAATAGTTATTTTAAAAATTTAACCTCTTATTTAGCAGGGATTGACAAAATTTTCACTTATACTTACTCTAGTGTAAATGATAATGCAAATGCTCTATTGTTAAAAAATGCAGGTTTGACAAAAACAAGACTTTTAATTCATAAGCCAAGTGAGGTTTTAGAATTTACAGGAGCAATTACAAGCTTCCTATTTTCTAATTTAACTAGTATTCCTAATAATGCTTTAACTTTAAATAAAAAACAATTTACAGGAATTACACCAGTTTTGTATTGGACTGATGGAGAAAAGCAAAGTTTTCAAAATACAGGGGTGGATTATTATATAAGCAACAAAGGAACTCCAGCTTATTGGTCTACTACGGCACACGGAGATGCTTTTGATGGGATTTACAACATAAAAACTCTTGAACTAGAATTAACTCAAGATTATGATAATGCCTTAAATACTCCGACAAAATTACCACAAACACAAGCAAGTGTTGATTATATGGCTTTAATCATACGAAGCACATTAATAAGACTTCGCACAAATGGAATAATTATACTAGAGGGTAATGTAAATTGGAATAGTTCGCAAAAACCAAGTAATACAAGTATTCAAAACTTCCAATCAAAAATAAGAACGGAAGGTTTTTATATTGAAGTTGCTAACATAAATAACCAGCCTCAGGCTGATAGAGAAGAGCGAAAGTTGCCTATCTCAATTCCTTATGTGAAATTAGCAGGTGCAATTCACAAAGCGAACATTTTAAGTTATGTTGAAAAATAAGAAACAATTATTAATATATGACGGCACATTTACAAATTACAGAACCTTCCTTTATACTTGGAGTCAGGGAGTTTAAATATATAGGAAAAACTGCAATTTCCATTACGAATGCAGGCGGAGTTAGAGCCGACTTAATAGCAGGAAGAAATGGCTCTATATCTAAAATAAGCAATGTTGATGAGGAATGGGAGCTAACTATTCCAATTTTAGTAGGTAGTGAAGACGATAGTTATTTGCAAGATATGTTTAACTCAAGAACGGCTTACACAATGACAGGCTCGGTTACGCAAAAAATTATAAGTGCTGATGGCAATGATAAGTTAATGACTTTTGATATTTATAATTTTATTGTTCAAAACTCCCCTGATGGTAATGTTTCTTTTGGGGTTGATGATATAGAGGGTGAAGCTTATGCGATGTATAAAATTAAATTTGTTGGAAAAAGAGTTGTTTAATTGTTGTTTTATTTATGTTAAATTTATTAAAAGAAAAATATAAAGACTTGATGAAATTTGACCCCAGCTTGTCTTTAATAGAGAACATTCCCTTAAAAAATGGTTATACACTTAATTTAGAAAGACTGCCTTTTGAGGAGTGTCAAGAATTTTACTACTTGACGGAAAAGGTATTTGCAGAAAAAGGATTAAAAAATTTGGATGCAAATCTTATTCAAACTTTCACAGTTCTTTTAACTGAGGAACAAATGGCAAAAAAAACAATAGAGGTTTTCAATAAAACTGCCACCCTAGTCAATGAAGATGGCAACAAAGAGCGGTGCAACATAAAGATGCTTTTTGAAAAAGACTTGCTTGGAGATTGGGTATTTTTAAGATTTCAAGTTTTAAAATTAACTATAGCTCCTTTTATTTCAACCCTTATTTCAGCAATAGAAGATTAATTGAAATAAGGGGGGCGCTGATTGGCTTTAAAAGTCATCATAATATAAAACAAATCGGTGAAATAATCAAATTTGAAATGAATACATTTGACACTTTCGTAATAAATTTAGCCCTTGAATTCAAAATAAGCATACAAGAAGTAAGGCAAATGCCAGTCAATCATTTTTTTGCTTTATTTTATAAAATGCAACAAGAAAGTATAAACAAAGCTTGGCAACAAAAAGAAGAATACGAACAATCAAAAATTAAAAAATAAGTATGAAAATTGGTGAATTTTTTGCAGAACTCGGCTTCAATGTTAAGGACGGAGAACTAAAAAAGTTCAATACAGGAATTGGTAGTTTTTTAAAAAAAACCATTCTCTTGCAGGTGGCCGTGTTAGCTTCGGGTGTTGCTATGTCAAGAATGACTAATAATGTCGCACAAGGTGTCGCACAACTTGAAAAATTCGCACAAAATACAGGGCTTGCAATAGACCAGCTAGAAAAGTGGCAGGAAGCAGGGCAGAAAATAGATATAACACTAAATAAAGAAAATATAACAAGCTCTATTGCTAGTTTGCAAAGAAATCTTGACGAGATTAAGTTTGGAAGGGGTGATATGGGGGCTTTTCAAATTTTAGGGGTTGAAATTGGAAATAAAGATGCCTTTCAAGTTTTGGAAGATATTAGAGACAGGATACAGGGACTTAATAGAACCGAGGTTAGAAACTTAGTTGAGAAAATGGGTTTAGATGCCTCATTTGTGCAACTTTTAAAAACCTCTAGAGGCGAATTTGAAAGACTAGCAGAGCAAACAAGATTATCAAGCTCACAAAGAGGCGGATTGTTGCAGTTTGGTAAGCAAGTTAAAACTTTAGAATTAAATTTAATAGCTTTAAAAAATCAAATAGCTTCTGCTCTAGCACCCAGTCTATCAAAGTTTTATAGCTCCTTAAACAAATTCATAAAAGATAATTCAAAAAATATAATACAGGGATTTAAAGCAATTGCAAATGCCGTTTCTATTATGAGTAAAGCAATATATAATGCGGTAAGGCAGGTAGTAAGTATTTTTAAAACAACTCTAGATGTATTTCAAGATTTACTAGGAATGAAAGCAGGACTTATAGTTTTTGGGGCGGTTTTAGCAAGGATGTTCTTGCCTTTAAAAGCAATATTTACTCCTGTTAAAATATTTTTTGCATTATTAATAGGCTTACTGGATGATATAATAACTTGGAAGGAAGGGGGAGATAGTCTATTTGGCGGTTTGTATGATTGGATTACAGACTTAATAGACAAAATGAAGCCTTTATATGATTGGATTATTAAAATTAAAAAAGAGTGGTTTGGCGATATGTCAGGAGGAGAAATAAAGGGAGGAGCAAACTCAAATGAACCGCAAGAAACAACATTAACGGACAAACTGGCTTTTGCGGGAAAAAATGCTTTAAAATGGGGAATTGGAGGGGCTGTGGCTGGTAGTGTTATACCCGGTGTTGGCACAATTACTGGAGGTATAGCTTCCGCCCTTGCAGGTTTTTTACAAGGTTTTTCAACCGCAATGTCTCAAGATGCTCTATTTAAAGACATTCGCGAAGGTTTCGCAAATCAAGCTTATTTAGACAAAGGCTTAACACCCCCTCAATCTAACAATAAAACCGATATAGTAAATAATATGTCTTTTAATATAAAAAGCACGGATCCAAAAGAAGCTGGAAGTGAAGTGTATAGTGTTTTAACAGGTGAATTAAAATCTACAATTGTTTATTAATGTATGCAAAGTTTAAGTAGTGCAAAACAAAGTTTCACAAATGTAAAACAAAAAGTAAAAGATGCATTATACAAATCAGATGCTCCTGACGGAAGTTTGTTTGCAGAATACAAAAAAAATGAAAGTAAAAACTTTTTAATCATCAAAGCACCTAAAGATGTAGTAGGAATTGAAGGTTTTGAATTTGATTTACTAGAAGAAGAACAATTAAAAATGAGTTCTAACATAACTTCTCACCCTGTGGAAGATAGAAGTTATTTGTCAGACCATATCTCAATTGAACCGCTTGAAATTACAATAAAAGGGGTTGTGGGAGAAATATTTGTTAGAAGAGACAAAATTAACCAAGCTATAGATATTGCAAAAGAAAAATTAGGAATTTTAAGTCAATATAAAGTTCCTTTTACACAATCCGCAAATCAAAAAATTACAAATTTGCAAAGAAAAACAAACCAGCAAGTAGATTATATTAAAAAAGTATATAATGACGGAGCAAGACTAACGGATATGTTTTTTAAAAAAAATGAAAGTGAAGATTTAAACCGCACGCAAAATGCTTTACAATTCTTTACATTTTTAAGAACTCAAAGAATACCTTGTAATATTGTTTTAAATTTTGCAGGGCTTTTAAAAGATATGTGTATTATGGAAATTGATGCAGTGCAAGTTAATTATGAGAATGTTGTTTCTTTCACTTTAACATTCAAACAGATGCCATTTGCTAAAGTTGAAAGCACCACTTTCGCAGTTCAAAAAAGTGAAGTAAAAAACCAAGCAGATGCAAAGGTTGTGAAGAAAGGGAGTGGTAATGGTAAAGAGCAAAAAGTAAGTGCTTTAAAAACGCTTGCTACCCCATTACTAAAATCTTTATTTTAATAAAATTTATGGCACAAGAGGTTATTTTTGGTGAAGATGTAAAGCAAGAGTTAAATTTTACACTAGACAACGGAGAATTGATAAAGTTAAAAATATTTTACATAGTTATTTTACAAGGTTTTTACCTGATAAGCTATACTTATAAAAATGTTGAAAAAAATGTCAATTTAAGAATTTGTATAAATCCTTTTGGTATTTTAAGTCAATTTGAGAATATATTACCTTTTGATTTAATTTGTATATCACAGGACAATATAGAGCCTGTTTATTTGAATGATTTTGCTACTGGAAGGTGCAAACTTTTTATTATTAGTCAAGAAGAAAAAAAGGAATTATTGAGTTAATATGAACGGAAGGAGTCTAAATTGGAAGTTATTTTATGAAAAAAAAGACAAAGATGGCAACTCTATTACCACTCTTGCCATTCCATCTCAAGATAGTCAAACTAACTTTAGTTGCGAATTTACAATAGAAAGAAATTATGAGGCAAAGGTTAATAAATCAAATATTAAAATTTACAACTTAAGCCCTAGCACTAGAAAAATTTTAAGAAAAGATAAATTTGAAACAAATGAATTTGATAAGATTTCTTTTTATGCAGGAAAAGAGGGAGATTTAAGTTTAATTTTTCAAGGCAATGTTTTGCAAGCAGAAAGCATTGATGTAAGCGAGGTTGACATTATCACTGATATAACAGCCCTTGATGGTTCATTTTTAACATATAACACATTCTCAAATCACACAATTAATAGCAATATCTCTTATAAAGATGTATTTGATAGATTTTTTAACGATTTAACAAAAAAGGCAAGAGAAATTAAAGAAACTTTCACCCTTGAGCCTCTTACTAAAGAAACAACTAACTTTTTAAATACAACTACAACAAAGCAACCACTTACTTTGTTTGGCAACACTTGGGATGAAATGAAAAAGTTCTTTGGAGATGGTTTATTTGTTGACAATGGCAAGTTAAATTTCCTACCTATTAATTTTACACCGCAAACGGAGGTAGTAGTCTTGAAGGCAGAAACAGGCTTGAAGTCAGTTCCTAAAGTATCTAATGCAACGCTAGAGGTGGAGTTAATGTTTTCACCAAAAATAAAAGTGAGTGATATGGTGGAAATCCAAACTTCTAAAGACAATTTTTTTAATGGAAAGCAATTTAAGGTTTTTGGAGTTAAACATTCAGGCAATATAAGTCAAACCACATCAACACAAGTGAAGACAATTTTATCTTTAGGAAGATTTAATGAAAGTATCTATTATTCAATATTATGATAACAAAAACTCAAGAGGGAATAGAAGATTTGCTAGACGCTTTAAAAGAAAAAATTTTAAGTGTTATTTTTAAAGTTAGAATAGGAGAAATAGTGTCTTTTAATCCTGCTAATCAAAAGGCTTCAATTAAATTAGTTGTAAAACCTTTTAGTGAGCTACAAAATAAAAAAATTGTAGAATTAGAGCCTATCATTTTAAACGAAGTGCCTTTAGCTTCTTTCTTTGGAAGTTATGGAAGTATAACAATTCCTGTTGAAGTTGGAAATTATGTTTGTGTATTATTTACCGATAGAAATAGCATTGATTGGTTTCTAACTGGAGAAATAAGAAAGGCTTTTGACACAAAAATGCACGATATGAACTCTTGCTTTTTTCTTCCAATTGCCCCATTGCCAAACAATAAATTGCTAAATGATTACGATAACAACTCAATAAAAGTTAAAAAAACAGATAGTGGAGAAATTAGACTGGGTGAAGGAAAGGTAGAAATTAAAAATAATTCTGGTGGCAAAGTTGAACTTGATGACAAAGTGCTTATTGCAAATAATAGCAAAAATTTAAAGACTATAATTACAACTTTTGCAGATAGCTTAAAACAAGCTAAAGTTCTCAACCCCATATCAGGTAGCTTTGATTTACCGCTTGACCCTGCCACGATAAGTGCAGTAGATACTTTTAAATCCGATATTTCAAGCTTACTAAAATAACTTGACTTTCCGTTTATTTATTTTATTTATATTTGATTAAATAACTAGAGTGATTATGGTATTCGTAAGGTCGTTAGATGAGAACGGAGATTGGCTCTTTGGAAAAAGCAAGGCCAATTATTTAAGCAACCAAAATGCGGTAAAGCAAAACTTAGAAACAAGACTTATGGAGCATAAAAATGATTGGTTTAATGACGAAGAAAAAGGCATTGATTATGATTTTTATTTGACTAACAAACAAACTCAAAAAGAATTAGAGAATGCAATAAGAAACACGATACTAGCAACCGAAGATGTTGCCGATATCCTTTCTTTTGATACAGAGCTAAATAATAGAGAACTTTCTATTAGAGTTAGAATACAAACTATTTACAATAACACTTTAACCGTTAATGTTAATGTATGAAGAATTTTTTTATTTTTGATGAAACAGGTTTTAAAACTCCTGAAACAATAACGGAAATTGAGGAAGCTCTAAAAGAAGCTTTAAAAAGCATTTATGGAATTGACGATACCGCCTTTGAAAGCAATACCCCTGACGGACAAGCTGTTAATATTTATTCATTAATTCCTTACGAGTTTGGAGATATATTGATAAGAAATATTTACAATTCTCAATTTTGGTCTACCGCCGTTGGAAGTCAACTAGATGCACAAGCTTTTTACAAAGGAATTAAAAGAAGAGGGGGAGAATTTACAATACAAAATATAGAAATTGTTGTAGATAGAACGATAACACTTCAAGGACTTGATAGTAATTACAATAATTTAGAAGCAACCGCTTACACAGTGCAAGACGATACAGGTCAACAATTTTTACTTATTAACACAACTACATTAAATGCAGGCACTCATATCTTGCAATTTAGAGCTAAAGAATACGGACAAATCATCACTTCACCTAATACCTTAACAACACCTGTTGATGTATTTTTAGGGGTTATTAGTGCAAATAATCCCACCGCTCAAAGTAGCATAGGTAGAGACGAGGAAACGGATGCAGAATTAAGAATAAGAGGTTATAATGCAAATCAACTCACTGCTACAAATTCTTTGGAGGCGATGGATAATAGTATTAGGAATTTGTCAAATGTTATTGATTGTAAAATTTATGACAATGATACCGCAGTAGTTGATGGAGATGGTGTTCCTGCTTACTCAAGTTGGATTATAGTGGACGGAGGTGATAATCTAGCTATTGCAAATGAAATTTATAAAAATAAAGGCTGGGGAGGTCAAAAAGGCAGTATTGCGGTTAATATAACAAAAGGAGATGGCACTTTAAAAGAAATTCTATTTGATAGACCTATAAATCAAAATTTATACATAAAATTCAACATCAAAAGAAGCAAACCAAATCAAAATTTCAATATAAATGCGATAAAAGATTATATTGTTAAAAATGTAAAATACAATATAAATCAAGTGGTAGAAAGTGCAACTTTAGTTTTAACTTCTTTTAATGCTATAAATGAGACAGGTGGCGGTGGATATCCTTTAGAGTTATTTGTTTCAAAAAATAATGTGGATTGGTTTGAATATTTAGAAACCGATACAAAACAACATAAATTTACTTTAAGTCCTGCAAATATAAGTATTACAATATTGTTATGAAAGCTGAGGATTTACAGGCAATAAAAACAAGATATAAAGAGCTACTCATTAAGCAATATCGTGAAAAACCAAAGGCAGAAGCACATATTGAAGCTTTTGTTGATTTGTTTTTGCAAAATGGAGCTATTTTCAATTTATTAAATACTTTTGATATTGAAAAAGCTATAGGTTGGCAATTGGATGCAATAGGTGAAAGAGTAGGGATTGACAGAAAGTATAAAGGATTTGCCTTGAAAAATAGAGTTTTTTTTGCTTATGGCGTTGAGGCGGTATTGCCTACATCTCAATATAAAGGTTATGGAGTGGGGGCAGAGTTAGGAGGAATAGTAAATGAAGAAAGTGTTTTGAGTAGAGAATTTTTGCTAAACGATGATGAGTTTAGAAAGTTAATAAAATTTAGAGTTATTACAAACTCAAGCAACCATACCGAGTATTCTATAGAAAAAGCAATTTTAGAAACTTTTGACAATGAAATTAAAGTAAGAAGTGGATTTATGGAGATTATTTACGATGTCAGTGAGAATGCTTCAAATATCGTCAATGCCGCTTTAATAAAAGGCGTATTACCCAAACCTATCAACGCAAAAATAACAATTAACATAATATAGAATTTATGGCTAAATTACAACCTAAAGCAGTAGTCAAACTTTTTGCAAGTGAGGAAATAAACCCTAATTTTGAGCCAACACCAATAGGTGAATGGGCTGGAGGTGGGGCGGTGACCCCAAGTCTTGACCCTGAAGTTTTACTTGAAAATGCAAGTCAAGGTATAACTAAAATGACCGTGCAAAATATCACTTCTAATATTATTTTACCTCCTGCAAGTGATATAGCGGGCTTGTATTATTCATTGACTTATTTTTTGAAAGCCTTGCAACAAAATTTTGCAGAATACAGCACGGTTCAAGATTACCATTTAAACGATATTACAAAACTTCCTAATGGCTCTAAAATTTATCGTTCTATAGTTAATGACAATATAGGCAATCCTTTGACCGATATTACTAAATGGGAGGAGTTAGATTTGCTAGCTTTAAAACAAGCAACAATAAGCCAAAGAGGAACTTTACAAATTGCAACAGTAAGCGATATCAACACAGGAACGGATAACACAAAAGCCTTAACAATTGCAAATTTAAGGGCTTCAAATATTAATTTCACAGGCATACTTACCGCCCCTACTCCTGCGACTACCGATAATTCTACAAAAATTGCTACAACTGAGTTCGCCTCACGACCTTACGCAATTTTAGGAACAATAGTTGAAGAATATGTAGAAAGCGGAACTCCTTCTGCTATAATAACCGAAGCAAATGGAGTAAAAAAATTCTTACTCAACGGACAAACTATAACTCAAGCTCAAGCCCCTACATTATTTACAAAAAAGGGTTGGAGTGTCAGTAAAGTTTTGCAAAATAGAGGTGGAAGAGTTGCCTTGCAGGTTGGCACTGGTTATAATATAGGGGCGACTGGAGGTAGTGCGACACATACTTTAGCAATAAATGAAATACCTTTGCCCGATTATTTGACTTGGTCTAATTCTGCAATTTCAACTGCCTTACATTCTGGCTCAGGAACTCCAGGATCAGCTCTCCCTTACGCTAAAGGTGTGAATGCAAGTTCGGCTAACCCCCACAACAATATGCAACCTTATATTGTAAGTGCATTTTATCTTATAGGTTGGTAAATAAATTAACTTTTTACACTTTTATGCCACTTAAAAAAGGTTCAAACCAAAAAACCATATCTAAAACTTAAGAATATTGTTTTGTTAAGATTTTGCGGATAGTATTTTACAAAAAATTTTATTGTTTTTTAATATCGTTATAAAATTCCTTCTCTTTTTTTAATTCTTCATTTTCTGTTTTTAATTTTTCAAATTCCGTTTCTAGATTTTCATACATTTGTATTAACTCCTTTTTTTGCTTGAAAATAAGTTTTATAAATTTAATCATCCAAATAATTATATCTTTGCTATTAATTTTGTATTGCTTCTTTTAAATCGGTTATTGCTACATCTTGAAATTCGGTGCTTAGCAATTTTTCAAAATACTTATAACCTTTGGTTGTAATAAAAGCTTGCTCTCTTTTTTTAATAACCTCGCTTCCATCTAAATCTCTTGAGGTCGTCGTGACAACCTTAACTACAAAGTATTCACTATTAATGTATTTTTGGTATGGAAAATTGTTTTTATGTAAATAACCTAATTCTTTTAGCTTTGCTATAAATTTGTTAGGTTGTAAATGCAAAAGCTTTCCACAGGTTTGCAAATTATATGTTGCATTATCGTCTACTTTATGTAATACATCTAAAACTTTATTTTCTTGCTTTACTTCTTTTAATTCAATTTCTAACTTTTCTTTTTCTTCCACTAATTGCATTGCTATTTGCAGTGCTTCTTTCATATTTGTAGGAACTTTAATTTCATTATTTTTTTTCACTTCTCCTTTTGTTAAATATTCTTTTAATACCTTTGTTGCTTCAATTCTAAATTTAGTTGCCTTATTTGATTTAATACGATACCCTAAAGCAATAAGCATATCAAGATTGTAATGTTTTATTGGCTGGTTAGAGACATTTCGGTATTCCCGAAAAGTGTTGTCTTGCAACAATTCTTTGTCTTTATAAATATTAGAAATATGTTCTGAGATATTGCTTAAAGAAGTTTCAAATAACTCGCTTATTTGCTTGGCAGTTAAAAATATTGTCTCACTTTCCATTTTTACTGGAGTGTTTAAAATTGTTATGGTTTTAATCATACTTATGTTTATTACTTACTGTGATTGGTGAGGTAGCTCACAGTCCGCACATAAGAGCGGTGAGTTTCTAAAACTCTCTACCTCAAAAGGAATGCTTATATTTAGGCTGTGAGACCTTCTTTTTAGATATAAACTAAAACATCTTAAAAGT